CGTCTTCGTCGAATCGACCGCCATGGGCAACTCCGGCGACTTCTACAACATGGTCCAGCGCGCGAAGAAGATCCAGCTCGCCGGGCGCAGGCCCGGGCCGATGGAATACAAGCTCCACTTCTTCCCCTGGTGGCAGAATCCCGAATACGTCTCAAGCGACGAGGTCGCCGTCCCTTCCCGGCTCGCCAAGTATTTCGACGAGCTGTACTACCGGCAGGGCATCGCGCTCTCGGAGGAGCAGCAGTACTGGTACGTCGGCCAGGAGGAGATCCACCACGAGGACATGTGGTCGGAATTTCCGTCCTACGTCGACGAGGCCTTCAAGGTCGCCCAAGACGGAAGCTATTACGGCCGCGCGTTTCAGGATATCTACCGGCAGAACCGCATCTGCGCCGTGCCGTACGATCCCAGTCTGCCCGTTTACACCGCGTGGGACCTCGGCATGTCCGACGAAACATCCATCTGGTTTTTCCAGTTTTACGGAAAGGAGATCCGCGTCATCGACTACTACGAGAACAACGGCGAAGGGCTCGGGCACTACGCCGGAGTGCTGCGCGAAAAGGGTTACAAGTACGCGCGGCACTTCGCCCCGCACGACATCGCGGTCCGCGAGCTCGGCAGCGGCGTCTCGCGCCTCGAAACCGCCGCGAAGCTCGGCATCCGCTTCGATCGCATCCCGACCAACGTGGACGTCATGGGCGGCATCGAGAACAGTCGCGAAATGCTCCAGTACTGCTGGTTCGATGAGGTCAAGACCGACGAAGGGCGCAAGTGTCTCGAAGCCTACAAGAAAGAGTGGGACGAAAAGCATTGCTGCTACAAGACGCAGCCGCTTCACGACTGGGCCAGCCACGGCGCCGACGCCTTCCGAACCGGCGCGCAGGCGTGGAAGCTCGGTTTTTGCGGAGACGTTTCGTCTTCCGCCGCGCGGCTCAAAGTATCGGGAGGCCTGCGGAAGATTTAATGCCGGGAGACTTGGAAAAATGAAAGTCAACTTCGAGAAAACATTGATCCCCTGCGTGTGCGACGAGGTGATCGCATGGCACGTCGTCCACGGCTGGGTGTGGAACGTCTGCGCAGGGCGGCCGATCGGCGTGTTTTACTGCACGGTGCTCTGCGGGAGCGGCGCGATCTGTCATTTTTCGACCGTCGAAGGCGTCGCGATCCCCGCGTCGGTCATCCTCGCCGCGTTCCGCAAGGGTGTCCGCATGGTCGCTCCCGCGTGTCCGGTGTTGTACGCGACGATCCCAGAGACGAGGGCGAAGCTGATCCGCGTCGCCCTGCGCCTCGGCTTCGGCGTCGTCGAGGACGGCGGTTTCGCCCTCGACGGTCGAAACATGGTGCTGCTGAAATATTACGCTGCTCCGAAACGGTAAATTATGATCAGACACCAACTCAGGAGGTACATTATGGGCAGCAAACCGGCAAAAGTCAAAACCCCGGACGATCCCGATCCGACGCCGATGGCGTCAGGCGACACCACGCAGGAGGTCCAGGGCGCCGCCCGGCAGGAAAAGAAGCGCGTCGCCAGATCTTACGGCCGCGCGCAGACCATTCTCGCCGGAAACACCAGCACCAACGAACAGAAAAAGACCGTGCTCGGAGGATAACGGAATGGACAACGAAAACCGGACGCCGGAAAAGCCGCCCGAAAACGATCTGCCTCGCGTCGACGTTCAGGCGCTGCTCGCGCGGTATGACGGCCTCAAGGCCCAGCGCGACGGGCACTGGATCCACGTGTGGAGAGAAGTGCGGCAGTACTGCATGCCGACGTACTCCGACTACCTCGCGGAAGGCGGAGCCCGCGGACAGGACATCTTCGACACCACCGCCATCGAAGCGCGCAAACGTCTCGCCGCCGGTATGTACAACTGGATGGCCCCGCCCGACAAACGCTGGTTCGAGATCGTGCCCCAGGACGACGAGCTCGCCAAAGACGAGGAGATCAAGGACTATTTTGCCGAGGCGACGAAGATCATCAGTCTGGCCATGGCCAACAGCAACTGGGCGACCGTGTTGATCCAAGTGCTCAACAATCTCGCCTGCGGCCTCGACGGCATCGTCTACTGTGAGGACGGCGGGCTCGTCAGTACCCTCAATTTCCGGAGCTTCCCCGTCGAGACGGTCTGTTACAGCGAAAACTCGCGAGGCCGCGTCGATACCGTTTTCCGCGAGTTCGAGATGACCGCCCGGCAGATGCTGCAGGAGTTCGAGCACGACAAGCTGCCCGAGAACATCCGGCAGGAGGCCGGAGACCTGCGGCGGCAGGATCGGAAGTACAAGATCCTGCACGCGGTCTTCCCGCGGACCAACCGCGATCCCGACTGCCGCGACAACCGCAACATGCCCTTCGCCGACGTATACATCGAGCTCACGACGAAGCGCATCATCTACGAATCGGGCTTCGAGGAATACCCGTTCGCCGTCTGCCGCTTCGACAAGAGCGACAACGAATCCTACGGGCGCGGGCCGGGGCTGGACATGCTGCCGACGATCAAAATGCTCAACCGCATGCAGCAGGCGTACATAATCGCCGCAGAGCACCACGCCGACCCCTCGTATCTCGTGCCGGACGGCAGTCTGATGGCCAAGAACTTCAACCGCGATCCCGGCGCAGTCGTATTCTACAAGCCGGATCTCAACGGCGCCAAGCCGGAGGTCCTCCCCATCGGCGGCGGCACGGCCAAGGAATTCCAGGACATCAAGGAGGTGCAGGAGAACGTCAAGGTCGGATTTTTCTGGGATATCTTCGATCCCCTGGGCGACTTGAAGCAGATCACGGCGACCGAAGCCGAGATCCGCAACGAGGGGAAGATGATCCCCTTCGCCCCCATCGCCGGGAATCTGCATACGGAGCTTTTCCGGACCGTCATTCATCGCGTGTTCGGGATAGTCGGTCGGCGCGGCATGCTGCCGTCGCCGCCGCAGAAGCTCGTGGAGCATCCCGACTATAAGGTCGAATTCGTGTCCAAGATCGCTTTGAGCATCAAGAAGCTGGAAAGCCTCGGCTGGCTCCAGACCGAAGCGAGCTTGGCCAACATCGCGGCCGCGAAGCCGGACGTCATGGACAACTTCGACTTCGACGGAATCGCCCGCGATCTCGCGCTCGCCAACGGCAGCAGCCCCAAGTGGCTCGTCCCCGCCAAGGAGCGCGACAAGCTCCGTGCGGAACGGGCGCAGGCGCAACAGCAGCAGCAGGCGGCCGCAGAGCTGCTCGCCGGTGCCGGAGCGCTCGGCAGCAACATGGGGAAGGCTCCCGAACCCGGCAGCCCCCTCGACGCCGTGATGCAGGGCCAGGGGGTTTGAGATGAATGACGAGAAGGAGATGCAGAGCGTTCGCGAAAGCATGCTCAAGGTCTTCAATTCCGACGACGGAGTGGTCGTGCTTCGTCATCTCACGGAGTTCGCCCGCGCCGACGACGCGAGTTTCTGCGCCGATCCGCGCATGGACGCCTATTTGCAGGGGCGGCGCTCGGTCGTGATGGAGATCCGGAAAGTGATGAGCGACAAACGGTAAATCAAACGGCGCTTTCCTTCGCCAAGAAGGAAAACGCACAACCATAAGGAAGCAAAAATGGAACAGTACACCGTGAAGGGGCGGGAAGTCTTTTCCGCCAGGGGCAAGCTCGTGGCGACGATCACGGACGACGGCGGGATCGTCATGGCTCCCGGCATGGCCGGGGCGCACAAGCGGGGCGTAGAAGAATTTCTGGCGCAGGGCGCCGCGAAAGAACCGCCCCCGCCGATGCCGGAGATCGAGGAAGCGGAAGTCGCTCCCGAGTCGGAAAAAACTCCGGAGCAGAGCGGCGAAGAACCCGCGCCCGTGGAGACGGCCGGGTACATCGTTTCGACCATTCCCGAAGATCGGCTGCCGCCGTTCTCGAAGGAGCTGGGCGTCAACACTCCCGGCTTCGCGGAGTTCGTCGAAAAGAATCGTTTGAGCGCGGAGCAGGTCGCGGCGCTCGTCAAGAGACTGGCAACGAGGTGACAAAATGGCAGAAGAAAATCCCAACACGATCTTGAGCGAAGATCCCAACGGCGGGACCGGACCCGGGACGACCGGTGAACCGTCCGTGACGGGCGGCGATAACCCGCCCCAGCCGACGCCGCAGGCCGAGACCTTCGACTTCGCCAAAATGGTCGGGGCCGAAGGCGCGCTGGCCGAAAACTGGCGCGACGGCCTGCCGGAAAGCATCCGGGGAGAAAAGTGCCTCGACAGCATCAAGACCATCGGCACCCTGGCGCAGAGTTACGTCCACGCGCAGAAGTCGATGGGTGCGAACAAAGTCACCATCCCCGGCGAAAACGCCACTCCGGAAGAGATCGACGCCTTTCACAAGGCGCTCGGCCGCCCGGACAAGATGGAGGATTACGCGACCGACAAAGTCGAACTGCCCAAGGGCATCGTCCTCGACGACGCCGAGGTCGGGAAATTTCGCGAGTTCGCTTTCAAGCAGGGGTTGTCGCAGGCGGCGTTCGAGGCGGCGCTGAAATTCGACGTCGAGCGCGTGAAGTCGCACATCGCCGCCCAGACCGCCGCCGCCAACGCCGAATACGAAGAAACCAAGGCCAAGCTGCTGCAGGAGTTCGGCGACAAAGCGGACAGCGTCGTCGCCCAGTGCAACCAGGCTATGCGGACCTTCGGCTTGGTCGAGGTGCTCCGCGATCACGGGCTCTTGAGCAACTACACCGTCATCAAGGCGCTCGCCAAAATCGGCGGCAGCATCGGCGAAAGCAAGCTCAAGGGCGACGGCGGAACTCCGGCGGAGGGAGATCCCGAAACGCGTCTCGCCGAGATCCGGAACAACCCCGACGATCCGCTCTACAAAAAGGACCACCCCGCACACAACGCACGGGTGGCCGAGGTCGATCGGCTCTGCGCCGCGATAGCCAAACAGAAGCAGGGGAAAAACTGATCCCGCATCTACCGAAAACGCCGCTGCAATATTTGCCGCGGCGTTTTTTGTATATTAGCCCCAGACAAACAAGCCAAGGGGCAATCCTTCGTGGATCCGGCGGCTTCATGACGTCGAGCGCGGCGCGGCGGCGCGGCGCTAATGATCCGGGCGGTTCCGGGCAATCATGAAGCATACGCACACATCCATTGGAGGATTCCAAAAATGGCCGAACTCAACGAAGTATACGCCAGGCAGTACGGCTCCAACGTCTACACGTTGGCGCAGCAGAAGGGCAGCATCCTGCGGCCCTATGTCACCATCGAGGAAATGAAGGGCGAAAAACGCCACTTCGACCGCGTCAAACCCACCGCAGCCGTCCGCGTGGACAGCAAATACGGCGATACCCCGCTCATCCCGACCGAGTTCGATCGGCGCACCATCCACGGTCAGGAGTATGTCTGGGCCGACATGCTCGACTGGCAGGACGACCTCAATCTCTTCATCGATCCGACGAGCAACATCGTCCGCATGGGCGGCTACGCCATGGGGCGGATCATCGACGACATCATCATCGCCAACGGCCTCGACGGCATCGCCTACGAGGGCAAGGAAGGGCTGACGCAGGTCGCGTTCCCCGAAGCGCAGAAGATCGCGATCACGACCGGCAGCGAGGGCGGCGCCTCGAACGTCGGTCTCAACGTCGCCAAACTCATCGCGGCGCGGAGCAAATTCGGCAAAGCCGACATCGACCTCGACGATCCCGAAAACGAGCTCATAATCGCCGTCACCCAGTCGCAGCTGGACGATCTCGTCAAGGACGTCGACGTCAAGAATTCGCTCTACGGGGCGATGAACGATCTCTACGTCGGCAAGACGAACAAGTTCCTCGGCTTCACCTTCGTCAAGACCGGGCGGCTCCAGAAGTCGGTTTCCGGCGGCGGCTACAGCCGTAAGTGTGCGGCCTGGTGCAAGTCGGGCGTGATCCTCTGCGTGCCGCAGGAAATCACGATGTCCGTCAAGCAGCGCCCCGACAAGAACGACAACTGGCAGGCGCTGGCGAAGCTCAAGGCGGGATCCACCCGCATCGAAGACGAGAAGGTCGTCCAGATCTTCTGTCAGGAAGACTGATTACAAGGAGGTGTCATCATGGCCGAACACAACAGCAACCTGTACACCAAGCAGACCGCCGACCAGGGCGGCAAGCTGATGCCGCGCGAACTCGGCGGCAAGATCCGCACCGCCTGCGACGTGATCACCCTTGCGTCCAGCGCGGCAGTCGGCGACAAGATCAATCTCGTCAGGCTCCCCAAGGGCGCGCGGCTGCTCGAAACGAGCGAACTGCGCTTTTCGTCCGGGCTCGGCGCCAGCGTCACCGTCAAGGTCGGCGACGCCAACGACGACGACCGCTATCTCGCCGCCAAGGCTCCCGGAGCTTCGGGCGCGGTGATCAAGCTCGACGCGCTGGCGTTCACCTCGGGCGGCTATGTCCTGCCCAACGAGACCGCGATCGCCATCACGGTCGGCGGCGCGGCGATCGCGAGCGGCACCAAGATCGGCGTGCAGCTCGAATACGTCGACTACTGATCCAAACGGTTCGCGTCTGCCGGCAGGGTTTTCCGTTCCGCCCTGTCCGGCAGCGCGAAACGCCATTTTCGCCAATGGAACGGAAAAAGCACGAGGTGAATTGTGGACAGCGTGGAAATCTGCAACATGGCGCTCGGGATGCTGGGCATGCCTTTCATCACCAGCTTCGGCGACAACAACAATCACGCCCAGCTCTGCAAGCGTTTTTTTCCCGCGCTGCGCGACCGGGTGCTGCGTGACCATAATTGGAGTTTCGCCACCAAGTTCTGCGAGCTCCAGCAGCTCAACGTGACAAGCCCGGATCCCAGATATGCTTACGTTTGCGGTTTGCCGGGCGACATCCTGCGGATCGTCGAGCTTATCGACGGTCGTCCTTACCGGCGCATCGGTCGAAAAATATTCGTGCGGGAGCTTCCCGCGACGCTGGTCTACACCGCCCGCATCGAGGATCCCGAACTTTTCGACGACACTTTCACCGAGGCGCTGCAGTATCTTCTCGCCGCCGAAATCGGCATGGCCCACACCCGCGACGCCCAGCTCGCCAATTTGCACCGCCAGGAATACGAACGCATCCTGGCCGTCGCCCGCAGCATTGACAGTCAGGAAAACCGGCACGCCGCGCAGAATTCGCCCCCGCGCAGTTTCTGGCTGACCGGACGCGGTCGGAACGACGACTGCCGTCCCGTCAAGTGGACCGAAGGCAATGCCGGAAAACAATCGCAGTAAACAAGGGGAAACGCGGGAAATGCCTGTTTTTGCAAATCTCAACTGCTTCAACGCCGGGGAACTGTCCCCCCGGATGCAGGGGCGAAACGACGTGTCGCAGTATTCCAAGGGTTGTCGGACGCTCCGCAATTTCATCGTCACGCCTTACGGAGCCGTCGAGCGTCGCCCGGGGCTCGAATTTCTCGGACGGGCAAAGTACTCCACGGGCGGCATCCGTCTCATCCGTTTCGCGTTCAGCTCGACCGTCTCTTACGTCTGCGAATTCGGCAATCAATACCTCCGTTTTTGGAAAAACGGTTCGCCCGTGATGAACGGGCAGAATCCGCTCGAGCTGGCGACCGCCTACACCGCGAGCGAGCTGCCCGACATCAAGGTCGTGCAGTCGGCCGACGTCATGACCGTCGTGCATCCCAATCACCCCGTCATGGAGCTCAAGCGCACGGGCGAGAGCGCTTTCACCTTCACCGAAAAGACTTTCGAATTTCCGCCCGTGCTCGATCCCAATCTCGACGACGCGTGCACCATCACGCCTTCCGCCGTATCGGGGACCGGTATCACGCTGACCGCCAGCAAGGACGTTTTCACTTCCGGCAACGTCGGCGGATATTTCGAACTTGTCCACACCCGGCAGTCAAACGAGATCAGCCGGGATTTTACCGCGGACGGAAACTCCGGATCGCTGGAGGTCTACGGGTACTGGACATTCACTACCCACGGAACATGGACCGGCACCTTGACCATTCAGCGCAGCTTCGACGGCGGCGCGAGTTGGACCGATTACCGCACCTATTCGAGCGCCAACGACTCGAACACCTCGACATCCGGCGAAGAGGAAGAACGTAACGTTCTCTACAGGCTGACCATGGAGAATTATCAGCAGGCGTCCAGCGGTACGTTGAAAAAGTGTCGGTGCCTGCTCGTGAATCCCGACTTCGTCACGACCGGCGTGGTGAAGATAACCGCCGTGACCAACGCCCGAACCGCCACGGCAAGGGTTGTAAAAAAACTCGGCGGCAACACTGCAACGCACGAATGGAACGAGGGAGCGTGGAGCAGTCGCCGCGGCTATCCCCGAAGCGTCGCCTACTTCGAGGAACGCATGGTATTCGGCGGAACGTCCAACAACCCGAACCGTGTCTGGGGATCCAAAACCGGCGACTGGGACAATTATCTCATCGGCACCCGCGACGACGACGCGCTCGATTTCACTCTGGCGAGCGACACCGTCAACACCATTTTGTGGATGTGTCAGCACGACGCGCTCATCATCGGCACCATGGATTCCGAATGGACGCTGTCGGCATCCGATTCCAACACCGCGCTCACTCCGTCGAATTTTCGCATCAAACGCCAGAGCGTGTACGGCTCCAGCGGAACGCAGGGGTGCATGGTCGGCGACACCGTGCTCTTCGTCCAGCGCGGCGGCCATAAGGTGCGGGAATTCGTTTATTCATGGGAGAAGGACGGTTATTCCTGCCCGGACATGACGATCCTGGCCGATCATATCGCCAGCGTCGGGATCGTCGACGCCTCGCTGCAGCAGCTGCCCGACACCATCTACTGGTGCGTACTCGCTGACGGAACGCTCGCCGCATTGACCTACGAACGCGATCAGGAGGTCATCGGCTGGCACCGCCACGATACACAGGGATCCGTGCTTTCCGTCTGCGTCATTCCGAACGGCGACGCCGACGAAGTGTATTTTGCCGTCGAGCGCACCAACGGCGTGATGATCGAACGCATGGCGCCGCGCCGCTTCGCCGAGATAACCGATGCGTTCTTCGTCGACTGCGGCGTCAGAAGGACGGGGAGCGGCATCACCGTCGTCGACAACCTCGGGCACCTCGAAGGCCAGCTGGTCCGAATACTCGGCGACGGCGCGGAACAGACCGAAAAAACGGTCACCAACGGTCAGATCGACTTGGACGAACCGGCCGACGTCTGCGTCGTCGGTCTGCCGTATTCTTCGATACTTTCGCCGATGCCGATAGAGATCGAGATGCAGAACGGCCAGAGCGTGCTTCGCCGCAAGATCGTAGCAGAGCTGCAGATAAGAGTCTACGATTCGGTCGGAGGCGAGGCCTGCTGCAACTCCGGATCGTGGCAACAGATCGTCAGCCGCGACATCCTGGAAGACCGCATGGACACCGCAATCGTCCCCAAAGACGACGTCTGCATCCTGACTCCCCTCGGAGGATATGAAAAAGTCACGGTCATCAACGTCCGGCAGACCTCTCCCCTGCCCTTCAACGTGAGCACCATCGTCGCCAGCTACGAGGTGGCCGAATAGCAATGATGAGTGATGAAAGATGAAAGATGAAAGCGAAAAGCGGACGCTTTACACCGACGAGATGGACGGGATCGACCGCTGGATGCTGGCGGCATGGCTCGACGCGAGCATCCGCAGGCAGGGCGTGAAAGAGCCTTTCCCCGGCGCGATCCTGCCCAAGACCGGAATGGCCGTCCGAGACGATGACGGCGCTACCGTCGCCGTTTGCGCGCTCTATCTCGAAAAGTCGTCCGGCATAGCCGTCTGCGGCTGGTGCTGCGCCGATCCGTGCAGATCCGCACGGGAAAACGCCGACGCCGTGAAACTGCTCTTGGCCGCCATGCCGGTCTACGCGCGGCGCTGCGGAGCCGAATATCTGATGAGCGTATTCGGAAAGCGCAGTCTGAACCGGGTATTGGACAAAATGGGATTCATCAACGGCGAACGCGCCGAAACCAAAATAAGGAGAGTGTGACATGGCAGAATGGTTTGCAGCAGGTGCGGCAATCGCCGGAACAGTCGCCGCCGCAGTCGGGACAACGGTCGGCGTCGCCGGAGCCGTCGAGCAGAACAAGCAGGCGCGCGCCAACGCCGAAATGCAGGCGCAGCAGCTCGAATACAACAAACGCGTCGAGGAGCGCGAAGCCGCCCGCGTCGAAGCCGAGAACGCCGAAAACGCGCGCCGCCAGCGCGAGGCCGCCGAGGAGTTGAAGGCGCGCCAGCGCGCGCTGCTCGGCAAATCCGGCGCGGCAATGGAGTCGGGGTCCCCGCTCGCCGTCCTCGGCCAGACCGCCGCCGACGAGGAGCTGAAAGTCCAGGACATCCACTACGCCGGGGCCAATCAGGCGCAGCATCACCGCGAACAGGCCAAGATGTTCGCCTATCAGGCGGGCGTAGCCCGGGCGCAGGCCCCCAGCAAATCCAGCCTGGGATTGAACATCGCCGGGCAGATGGCCAGCGGGCTCGGCAGTCTCGCCAGCATCGGCATGGGGTACGCCAACTACAGCAAAAAATAAACGCAGGAGTAAAAGATGCCCAGAATACCACTATCGGAAGGGCGGCAGCTTCTGCCGCAGCGGCACGATGCCGTACACGCTCCCACCGTCATCGGCGGCGATTTCGGCATGGGCGACAGCCGCGCATTGATCGAAGCCGGAGACCGCATCCGCGGCGCGGGCGAAAAGATTGCCGGAGCGGGGCTCGCCTTCGCGTCGGCGCTCGTGGACAAGGAAAACCGGCTCGCCGCCGCCGAAGATCGGAACCTGCTCAATCGATACATGCGCGAGCTGAACGTCAAACTCGCCAGCAACCCCAACGCCAGCGACGAACAGAAAAACGAGTGGATCGCCGAACGCGCCCGGCAGTATGACGAGGAGCGCAAGCCCTACCTCGACAAGATGTCCGCAAACTTCCGCAAGCAGCACGATCTGGAGATCGACAACATCCGCATCAGCTATCGCGGCGAGCAGCAGCGGATCATGGCCGCCGGACAATCCCAGCGCGTTTACGACCATTACAAATCATTGTTGAAGGCTGCGGGAGAGCGCGGGGATCTCGTGGAGTATCAGCGCATCATCGGCGAGGCGCAGGGCGGAGACGTGCCCGTATTCAGCAAAGAGGAGGCCGAGCGCCTCAAGCTCGATTATCAGCATCTCGCCGATTTCGGCGAGGCCAAGCGCGACGTGGATGCGAACGAGCCCAATATCGACACAAAACTCCGCGAACGCGACAAGAACGGCAACTACATCCATTTCAAGAATCTCACCTTGTCGGAACGCGAACAGCTCGCACGCTCGGCGAAAGTGAACAGGCACGAAGCGGAGTTCGAGCGCAATCAGGCTTTCCTTGCCGGACTCAATGACGGCAGCATATCGACAAGCCCGGAAGAGCTCAAAGCGCAGCACGAACGCGACGAGATCAGCGACGCCGAATACAACACCCGCAAGCCTTGGGTGGAAGCCTTCTTCAAAAAACGCAGCCTTGAGATGCAGGCGGAGTGGCAGCGCGGCGTGGAGGCCGGAGAAATCGAAACGGATCAGGAACAGGTCCAGCGTCAGTTCGAGCAGGGCGAGATCGACGCCGAAACCCGGGATGCGCGGCTCGAATATCTGCAGAAGCGGGAAAACGCCTCGGAAAAGGCGCGCAACGCCGCCAATGCGCGGTGGGCCAAAAGCGACAAAAACACACGCGAAGACAAGATCAACGCATTCAAGCTCCACGTCGCCGACACGCAATGGTCGAGCGATCCGTCGGTCAACGTCGAACAGCGGGAAAAGCTGCTCGGACAGATGGAGAAGCTTTTCGCCGACGATCCGGACGCGCTGCTCAAGCTTCGGGAACATGTGGGAAAGGCCTCCCGCGAGGGCGCGGCCGGGAAAGGCGTATTCAATACCGGCGAGGGGAAAATCGTTTTCGATTTCATCAAGGACAAATACCGGAACGACAACAGCGAATATCAGGGATTGAAGTGGGACCCGTGGGGGCCGCAAAAAGACAAAAGTCAGGAGTTCATGGCGGCGCGATACTATGAGATCATGGACTACGCCAAGGAAAGACTGGCGGCCGGCGACAATGCACAGAAGGTCATCGCCGACATCAAAGAGCGCGTGGAACGGCTCAACGACGGAAAGATCAAGGTGATCCTCGACCGTCGCACCTACGGCCGAGCGGGGAACAAAAGTCTGTCCGTAGGCACGGAGAAAAACGGTTATCAATACGTCGGCGGCGATCCGGCGAAAAAGGAAAGCTGGAAAAAAATCAAGTGAGCAACATGGATCAAAAACCCTGGGAACTTTACGGCGGAAACAACGGCGGCATGGAGATGGCGGACGAACCCGGACCGTGGGTTGAGTATCAGCGGCAGAAATTTTCGTCGACGCGGCGGGACATCCGCCAACTGCAGAGAGCCTTCGACGGCGATCCGCTCGACTGTATCGCCGATCCGCAGCAACGGCGGGACCTCTACTACGAAACGGAGCTGCGCGACGACCGCGACAAGGCGAGGAAAAAGATCGCGCTGGCCGCGTATTTTTCGGCAATGAGCCGCAAGCCCATGGAGGTGTGTTGGGACAATGTCGACGGCCTCATCGGGCACTATTTCGGCGACGGAACAGACGTAGACGACGCATACGCCGAGGCCGGACGGATCCTGCGCGGGGAACGGGAACGAAACGGCTTCTGGTCGCGTCTGGGTTTTGCGACCGTCGCCAATTTGGGGGGCATCGCCGAGTCGGCATTAAATTCTCTTTCGTTTTTGGGGAAGCAGTTCACCGCCGCTGCGTTGCAGGAACACGAAAGCAATCTGTTTGTATTGAGCGCGATTTCCGACGAAGATACGCAGAAAACCATCGAATTGCAAAAGGAGATCCTCGAGAAAACGCCCGAAGCGTTTGAAAACGCCGTCCAAAAAACCAAGAGAGAACACTACACTCCGATCAAGGAGTGGGCGCAGCAGGAAAGTCAGATGCCCGACAACTGGGTTACCAACAGCGACGGCATCGGCGCGTGGTGCGAAAACGCCGCCATTTCGATCATCAGTTATCTGCCAAGTTTGGCGACGCAGACAGCGTTGACCATCACTACCGGCGGCGTCACCACCTTGGGGACGGTGTACGGCATAAACGGCTACTATGACTTCAAGGAAGAGAAGCCGGACGGGTCCGAGGCCGAGGCGCTTTTCTACGGGCTCATGATCGGGCTTATAAACGGCGGCTTGGAAAAGATATCCTTCGGCATCATCGAAGGCAAGGTTTCGCGGGCGATCGCCAAGGAAGGAATCAAGAAGGGACTGCTGCGGGCGGCCGAGCATTTCGGGATCGCGGCGCTGCTGGAATCAGGCGGCGAGGGATTGGAAGAGTTCGCGGAAAATGTCCTCGATATTTCCATGGGACTGCGTGGAAGCACGAAGGATTGGGACGCGGCCCGGTGGAGACAGGAGCTTACCCGCGGCGTGCCGGAGGCGATGGTCACGGCGCTCGCTACCAGTCCGTTATTGGAAGCGGACGCC